GGCCAAGGCCCTGGGCATTGAAAAGACCATGGATCCCGGCGAGCGGCAAAAGCGCGAAGATGCAGCAGCCAAACAAGAAGCCGAAAACCTCAAGCACACTAGTTTCTTTGGCAAAATCACTCAGTACGGAGCCAAGGCCGTTGAAGGCCTGGCCTATGGTGCCGGTAAAGCCGCAGATGCCGTGGGTGCCGAGGGCATGGGCGGCGCGCTCATGGACTGGAGCACAGAATCAAAAGAACGTCGTGTGCAGGCCAGTCGCGAAGCCCTGCAAAAGGCCGGCAAAGGTGTACAAGATGTGTCAGGTGGCGCCATGGGCGGCGGTGTTGCAACAGGTGGTCCGCAGGGAGCAGCCGCGCCCTCGTTTGGTGGAGGCGCAGTGGGCGGTGGTGGTGTTGGTCCTGTGCGTGGACAAGCCGCAGGCCCACCTGGAGGTACCGGTGGTGTAGATAGCCTGTTTAACTTTGGGTCAGGCACAGGCAGCCAGGCACATTTTAATAAATTGGAACCTGGCTTCCAACAGAGTTTGATCAACATGGCTCAGGAGTACAACCAACTTACTGGCCGCAAATTACAAGTAAATTCTGCATATCGCAGTCCCGAAGAGCAAGCGCGTGTCAATTCTGGTGGCAATCCCAAGGCTGCTCCAGGTCAGAGCAAGCACAATCTAGGTCGGGCTGTGGATCTCAACAGCAACGAGACAGCATTCCTGGAACAGCAAGGTCTCCTGGCCAAGTATGGATTCAAGAGCGGCCGAGCGTTCAATGATCCACCGCATATCTACATGCGCGACGGCGGCATCATACCTGCACGCCAGGGTGGTACCCGTGTGGTCGCAGGTGAAGCGGGACAGAATGAAGCAGTCGTACCTCTGCCTGATGGCAAGAGTATTCCTGTGCAGCTCAAGGGCGGCAGCGCCGGAGGGGATCGCACAGGCAATGTAATTCCGGTAACTCTTAAACCAGATCCCTTCCCTGGACTGCAGAACACCTTCACCACGGGCTTATCGAGTTTTGCTGACCAGCAAAAGATTGTGGAAGGCATGCTGCGTCCGGACAAGACCGATACTAGCAGCCTGTTTGACAAGGTAGGCGAGGCATTCCGCAAGGCATCTGAACTGGTCAGCGGTGACATGAAGCGCATGACCGGTGCCATGACCAATGCCACATACACGGTCAACGGCAAAGAGGTCAGTGAACAGGAATACAACAAGGCACGTGCTGACATAGATCGCCAATTTGGCAACATGACCACGATGTTCCGTGGCATAGGTGAACGAGCCACACAAGATCTTGGGCCCAATGCACCAGGACCACGCGGCCTATTTGACAGCATGAAGAACCTGTGGAGTGGGTTGGGACAACAGACCACACAGGCATCTCAATTGGCCGAAGCCAATGCCAACTACATGGTGAACGGTCAGCGGGCCACCAAGGAAGAATACGAAAAAGCTCGTGGTGCCATGCAGGCACAATGGCAAAGCATATCCAAAGATTTTGGTGATCTTGGCGGTACAGTACAGTCCACAGCGGCTCCCATGACATCCATGTTTGATGGCATCAAGAACATGTGGTCGGGCATGGATCAGCAAGTCAATCAAGCAGCACAGACCTCGTCTACTCCATTGACATCCATGTTTGATGGCATCAAGAACATGTGGAGTGGTCTCACCAAGGAAGCCACTACTGGCGGAACTCAACTAGAGCGCATGCAGGGCAACATGGACGCTGCCCGTCAGCGACACTATGCGAGACTGGCTGACATGAGTCAAAAAACCGATGCACAAACGCAATCGGCCAATGCTCCCATGGCATCCATGTTTGATCGCATCAAGAACATGTGGAGTGGTCTCACCAAAGAAGCCACTGACGGGGGATCGCAACTGGAGCGCATGCAATCACGCATGGACGATGCTCGTCAGCGACACTATGCGAGACTTGACAATCAAGAAAAAACTGGACAACAAGCACAGATTGATTCCACAGACATGGTTTCGCGCACTCGTGCTAGAATTGAAGAAGCGCGACAGCGCATGGCCAAGATGGAGGCCGAGGCTGAGAAGCAAGGCAATGTGGAATACGAAGTCAATGGCCGCAAGGTTGACAAACAGCAATATGATGCGTTCCTCAAGAACAATCCTGAACTGGCGCGCATGCAGGAACGACTGCGCGGCAATCAGGCGCCAGACGCAGCACAGACACAGCCAGTCAAGCCACCACAAGACGCGGCCCAATCCGAGAAAGGTCTTTGGGAGCGACTCAAGGAAAGCATTGGAGGTCTATTTGGTGGTCTAACCAGCAAGGCCGATGTTGCCGCACCATCGCCCCAGGCTCAGCAAAAATCACAGACCAGTGCCGCTGACATTGTGCAGAAATCCCAGGTCGATCCCACTGACATGGTGTCACGCACTCGTGCCCGTATTGAAGCAGCACGGCAACGCATGGCCAAGATGGAGGCCGAGGCCGAAAAACAAGGCACAGCAACATACAAAGTCAATGGGCGCACAGTTGACAAAAAGCAGTACGACGCTGAACTAGCAGCAGCCCAACAGAACCTCACCGCAGCTCAAAAGATAGACAAACTCAAAGCCAAGGCACGTAGCACTGAAGAGGGTGCGAGAATTGGCGCCATGAACGATGCCAACATGGGTTTGACCACTGAGCAGAAGTTGGCCAAACTCAAGGGCAAAGCACGCAGTACCGAGGAAGGCGCTCGTATAGGTGCGCTTAATGACGCCAACATGGGTTTGACCACTGAGCAGAAGTTGGCCAAACTCAAGGGCAAAGCACGCAGCACTGAAGAGGGTGCGAGAATTGGCGCTGTGAATGACGCCAACATGGGCCTGACTGCCGAACAAAAGTTGGCCAAACTGCGCGAAAAGTCAGGACAAGCACAGTTCTCTGGTCTGACTCGCCCCTCAAGAGACTTTGAAGAAGTTGACATCACCAGCCAGTTTGATCGCATCAACGAGCAGATCAAGACCCAGTTGCCCAGCGGTGGTCTAATGGGCGATGACTGGATGTCGGGCACAGACGGCATGACATCGGATTGGTTGGCCATGGGTGAAGAACAAATGGCTCGCGGTCGCGATGCTTTCAACAGTGCCACTGCCATGGACCCTGCCATGCGTCCCGGTCAGAATCTAGATGCCAGCATCAAGAAATTGGAAGAATCTCTCAACAAGACTGCTGCCCAGACCACGGGAGCAGGTGCACCTGGTGCACCTGGTGCACCGGGAGCCAGTGCCTTGACCGGCGAGCCTACCAAACTAGATGGCATGAACGAGCTCTTGGGCAAACTCTCTGACATGGTATCGCAGCAGCGCACCACCACTGCTGCCATAGAAAAGATGGCGCAATACCAGCGTGCATAAGTATTAGACGACATCTTTTGGAAACCTAGCATGGAAAAAGGCAGCAAGGGCGGCTGGAAAAAGTACTTCAAAGTGGCCGACACCAGCGGACAACTCAGTCCCTTGTCGGGCCGCGATGCCGGTGGCCTGCCGGGATATGGCCGCAACGACGGCGATCCCCTGCGTGGCCATGCCGACATAGTGTATCGCAACTATGCCAGCCGACTGCCTGAAGTCTACACCGGGCATCCCAATCGCATTGAACGCTACAATCAATACGAGCAGATGGACTGTGACAGCGAGATCAACGCCTGTCTGGACATCCTGGCAGAATTCAGCACACAGAAGAGCCAGGAAGACAACACACCGTTTGAGATCCAGTACAACGACTCTCCCACCGACAACGAAGTCAAGATCATCAAGCAGCAGCTCAAGCAGTGGGTCAAGCTCAACAAATTAGATCAGCGCATCTTCCGCATATTCCGCAACACTCTCAAGTACGGCGATCAGGTGTTTGTACGTGATCCCGAGACCTTTGAGATGTACTGGGTGGACATGACCAAGGTAGCGCGTGTGATCGTGAACGAAAGCGAGGGCAAGCGTCCCGAGCAGTACGTGATCCGCGACATCAACCCCAACTTCCAAAATCTCACGGTGGCTGCCAAGACCACCACGGATTACCAGAGCAATCCGCCCACCACGGGCTATACTGCGCCCTACAACTACACCGCACCCAATGCCAATGTCACAGGTGGCGCTGGTGCAGGACTCAGCAGATTCTCAGCAGCCATGAACGAGGCTGTGCTGGATGCCAAGCACGTGGTGCATATCAGCCTCACAGAAGGCCTGGATTTCTACTGGCCTTTTGGACAGAGCATCCTGGAAACTATATTCCGCATCTTCAAGCAGAAAGAACTGCTGGAAGATTCTGTGTTGATCTACCGCGTGGCACGTGCGCCAGAGCGTAGAGTGTTCAAGATTGACGTGGGCAACATGCCCAGCCACATGGCCATGGCCTTTGTGGAACGTGTGAAAAACGAGATCCATCAGCGTCGCATCCCCAGCCACACCGGCGGCGGGCAACACATCATGGACAGCAGTTATAACCCGCTCAGCATCAACGAAGACTACTTCTTTCCCCAGACCGCTGACGGACGCGGATCCAGCGTGGAAGTGCTGCCGGGCGGTTCAAACCTGGGCGAGATCGACGATCTCAAGTACTTCAACAACAAAATGGTGCGAGCCCTGCGTGTGCCCAGCAGTTATCTGCCCACGGGACCCGACGACAGCGATCGTACCTACAGTGATGGCCGCCTGGGCACCGCACTGATACAAGAATACCGCTTCAACCAGTATTGTGAGCGCCTGCAGCGATTGATCATTGAAAAGCTCGACGACGAGTTCAAGATGTTCATGCGCTGGCGCGGTTTCAATATTGACTCTGGTCTGTTCAGCATACAGTTCAATCCACCACAGAACTTTGCCAGTTATCGCGAAGCCGAGCTGGACACCACTAGAGTGGCTACTTTTACACAGTTGGAAGCCGTGAACTATCTCAGTAAGCGATTCCTGCTGAAACGTTATCTGGGTCTCAGCGAAGACGAGATCCGTGAGAACGAAGAACTCTGGATGGAAGAGCGCGGTGAGCCCGAAGCACCCGCGGTGCAGGGCACAGATCTGCGCAGCGTGGGCGTGACCCCGGGCGATCTTGAAAGCGACATTGACACCGGACAAGAGATCGCAGGCATGGATCAGACCGGTACCGCGGCCGCAGGTGCGGCAACCGCTGCGCCAGGACAACAGCCCGCTGCTGGCGCAGGTGCTCCCGGTGCTGCGCCTGGCGCTGGTGCAGCGCCCACTGTATAAATAACAGCATGATCCTGCTGGAACTCTATAAACATCCCAACCCCGCATACCAGGACGTGGCCCAGGACAACAGCCAGCCTCGGCTGGGTGACCTGCGCAAAACAAAACTAACGCTACGGCAGATCAATCAACTGCGTCGCCTCAATGATGTGCGACAATTTGAGTTTAAAGAGCGTCTCAAGAAAGTACAAAAGATATACGCTCCTGCTGCTGCTCCCGCATAATCGCAGAAAAATCCATCTTTTCCGCGAAAATACCACCGTTAACCCACGGTTTTATACACCTATCTGTAAATAGATTACAGAGCCATTTACTTGGAGATCCCTATGAGCAAGTTTGAACAACTGATCGAATACGTCATCAATGATGACGAGGCTAAGGCCCGCGAGTTGTTCCACGAAATCGTCGTGGAAAAAAGCCGTTCCATCTATGAAGAGATGATGAAGGACGAAGAACTCGAGGAAGCCAAAAAGAAAGAAGAAGAGGGCTTGGAAGAAGCCAAGCACGAAGAAGAGGAAGGCCTTGAAGAGGCCAAGCACGAGGAAGAAGAGGGTCTTGAAGAAGCCAAGCACGAAGAAGAAGAGGGCTTGGAAGAAGCAGACCTAGGCGGCGATCAAGCCGACGACCTCATCAACGATGTTGAAGCCGAGGAAACCGGCGTCAGCATGGAAGGTGAAGGCGATGACGACGAGATGCACGGCGATGAAGGCGGCAGCCTGGAAGATCGCGTGGTGGATCTCGAAGACACCCTCGATGAACTCCTAGCAGATTTTGAGCGTCTTGCTTCGGGCGACATGCCTGCTGCGGGCGCTGATGACGAGATGGAAGTCGACGTTGATGGTATGGACGCAGAAGAAGTAGTGGACGACGAGCTTGAGACAGAAGGCATGAAGATGCCCATGGAAGAAGCCGTGTCGCTCAAGAGCGTAAGCAAGCCCAGCAACAGCGAAGAGTCCGGCGTCAACAAGAAAGCAGTGGTCGCTGCCAACAGCGGCGCCAAAGGTGCGGTGGCCAAGCCAGTGCATCCCACCGGTACCGAAGCGCATGGTCGTTCGGCACCCACTGCCAAGGAACTGATCGGCAAAGTCCAAAACAGCGTTGGACAAGCATCGGTCAAGTTGAGTGCAGCCCCCAAAGCCAAGAAAGGCGCGGAAGGCAGCATCAATGACAAGTCTGTGATCCAATAAGGAAGCAGGTAAATGGCTCTTTACCTAAGAGAAACCCTTACCTTTAACCAGGCCGGCATCATTGTCGAAGGCTCTGGTGAAGGTAAGGAGCTCTATATGAAGGGCATCTGCATCCAGGGCGGTGTCAAGAACGCCAATGAGCGTGTGTATCCCGTTAACGAGATCGAGAAGGCTGTGAATCAGCTCAACGAACAAATCAGCAACGGCTACAGCGTCATGGGCGAAGTAGACCACCCCGAAGACTTGAAAATCAACCTAGACCGTGTGAGCCATCTAATCATGAACATGTGGATGGATGGCCCCAACGGATTTGGTAAACTCAAAATACTCCCCACTCCCATGGGACAACTGGTCAGCACCATGTTGAACTCGGGTGTGAAACTAGGAGTCAGCAGCCGTGGTTCCGGTAACGTGAACGACGCAAATGGACACGTCAGTGACTTTGAAATAGTCACTGTCGACATTGTTGCCCAACCCAGTGCGCCCAACGCATATCCCAAGGCCATATACGAAGGACTTCACAACATGAAGTACGGACACAAGGTTCTTGAGATCGCCAAGGACGTACAGCAGGGCGATAGAAAAGTACAAAGGTACCTGAAGGAGGAAGTCAAACGCCTCATTCGGGACCTTAAAATCTAGGAGAAACTTGATGTTTGATGCAATCAAACCACTACTAGATAGCGGCCTAATCAACGAAGACGTCAGCAAAGAGCTCACCGAAGCGTGGGAAAACAAACTGACAGAAGCGCGAGAACAGGTACGTGCCGAGCTCCGTGAGGAATTCGCACAACGCTATGAACATGATAAAACAGTCATGGTTGAAGCCCTAGATCGCATGGTGACAGAAGGTCTGCAGAACGAGATCCAAGGTCTTGCCGAAGAGAAAAAGGCACTGGCTGAAGATCGCGTACGATTCCAAGGCAAGATGAAAGAGTCTGCCACGAAGTTTAACGGCTTCATGGTCTCTAAACTTGCTGAAGAAATCGGTGAACTGCGCAAAGACCGCAAGATGCACAGCGAAGCCATCTCTAAGTTGGAAAAATTCGTTGTCAAAGCACTTGCCGAAGAGATTGCAGAATTCGCCCAAGACAAGCAAGCACTGGTGGAAACCCGTGTGCGCCTCGTGGCCGAAGCCCGCAACAAACTCGAAGAGCTCAAGGCACGTTTCGTAACAGAAAGCGCCAAGAAATTGAGCAACGCTGTTTCCGGCCATCTCAAATCAGAACTCAACCAACTCAAGGAAGATATCCAGGTTGCTCGCGAGAACAACTTTGGACGTCGTATCTTTGAGGCCTACGCCGCTGAATTCAGCAACACACACCTGCGTGAGAATCGCAAAGTGCGTGAGCTGAACGCTCTCATCGCTGAGAAGAACAAGCAGTTGGCGGAAGCCGTCAAAATCGCCGAGCGCAAACAAGCACTCGTCGAAAGCAAGGAACATGAGATAAAGGTGATTCGCGAAAGCAACCAACGCCAGGCCACCCTGGAAGAATTGCTTGCACCTCTTAACGAGGAAAAGCGCGAAGTCATGAAGAATCTCTTGGAAAGCGTTCAGACGTCTCGTCTCAAGAACGCATATGAGAAGTATCTACCAGCAGTCCTGGCCAATACCACATCGAAAGCTCGAAAGGTGATCAATGAAAGTATGCGGGAAGTAACTGGTGATAAAACCGTGCCAGCCGCGCAGCAAGAAGAAGGCAGCAATGTCATCGAACTCAAGCGCCTGGCTGGTCTATAATTTAAGTAACAGAGGAGACAGAAATGTCAGAGCAACTACTTGAAAATCGTTGGGACGAGACCAAAGAAGCCCTTATGGAAGGCCTCAAAGGTTCGCGCCGCAACACTATGGGTGTGATTCTTGAAAACACTCGTAGATACCTGAAAGAGAATGCCAGCTCTGGTTCAACTGTTAGCGGTAACATCGCCACATTGAACCGTGTGATTCTCCCAGTGATCCGTCGTGTTATGCCCACTGTCATTGCTAACGAAATCGTTGGCGTGCAGCCCATGACCGGCCCCGTTGGTCAGATCCACACCCTGCGCGTTCGTTACGCCAGCACCATGACGGACCAGACTGCTGCTGCCACTAGCGTAACTGCTGGTGAAGAAGCACTGAGCCCGTTCAAGATCGCTGTTGCGTACTCGGCTGGTGCACGTGGTGCCGCTAACGCTTCAACCACACAGACAGCCGCGCAAGGCTATGCTGGTGCTTCCACAGCAACACTTGAGGGCAACGGTGGTCGTCAGATCTCTGTGCAGATCCTCAAGCAGGCTGTTGAAGCCAAGACACGTAAACTCCAGGCCCGCTGGACATTCGAAGCCGCTCAAGACGCACAAGCCATGCATGGCATTGACGTCGAGGCTGAGATCATGGCAGCGCTGGCCCAGGAAATTACTGCTGAAATCGACCAGGAGATCCTCCTGTCGCTGCGCAGCCTGGCTCAGACTGAGTTCACATACAACCAAGCCACTGTGTCGGGTACTGCGACATTCGTGGGTGACGAACACGCCGCTCTGGCTGTGCTCATCAACCGCGTCGCAAACCTGATTGCTCAGCGCACACGTCGTGGTGCTGGCAACTGGGCGGTTGTTTCTCCGGCTTCGCTGACTGTGCTCCAGTCCGCGACCACCTCGGCTTTCGCTCGTACCACTGAAGGTACGTTTGAAGCCCCCACCAACACCAAGTTTGTTGGCACGCTCAACGGCGCCATGCGCGTGTTCGTTGACTCGTATGCCAGCGATTCTACTCCGGTGCTGGTTGGCTACAAGGGTTCTTCTGAGGCTGATGCGGCAGCGTTCTACTGCCCATACATCCCGCTGATGAGCTCAGGTGTTGTGCTGGATCCGACCACGTTCGAACCAGTCGTTTCGTTCATGACACGTTACGGCTACATCGAACTCACAAACACCGCGTCGAGCTTTGGCAACGCCGGTGACTATGTGGGTGAGATCGCGGTCTCGAACCTGTCGTTCTCCTGATCCACACGTCGATTTCTCAGTAATGGGAAACAAGAAAGGGCCGCAAGGCCCTTTTTTGTTGGCTTAAATAAGGGCAGAGGAATTCAACATGGCAGCCACACAGACTTGGGTAGTAAACATGATGTCGGTCAACGTGCAATACGACGACCAGACCGATGTGGTGTATAGCGTCACCTGGAGTTGCTTTGCACAAGAACAAAACAACGGTGAAACCTATACCAGCAACTACAACGGATCGTCAAATTTTACCTATCAATCCGGACAACCCTTTACCCCCTACGATCAACTCACCGAGGCACAGGTGCTAGGATGGATTTGGAGCCAACCAGACTCCAACAAAGCCGACATTGAGGCCTGGAACCAAGCCAACATTGACCGACAAATCAATCCCCAACGCATCTCACCACCCCTGCCCTGGTAATCATGCCCACCTTCTTTGCACCAGCCAACTTGCAAGGCACAGCTGAACTCACAGCCAGCAACGGACTCACTGTGACTGAACAAGGATTATGGCTGTTCAGTAGAAGCGGTTACAATGATCAAGCCACGTTTGGCTTGAGTCTCACCTATCCCAAACCTGCCAATGGTGGCGAGCTGAAACTTGAAGCCACAAACTGGCCCATCGCCGTTGTTGGCAATCAGCTCACTGATTATGTGGGTGAAGATTCAGTGTTCTATCCCGCTAGCCGTTGTCGTATCGTGATTACTGGCAACTGGCAAATCATACGACAACAAAACAGCAACAGTTTCAACAGTGTTGGTGTTGAATACAGCGGACACACCCATACCGACATCAGCAATCGCGAATACTGGGGCACATTTTTGACCAACACTGTCACCTATGTGATACAGGGTGCTGACGTGGAAGGTGGTGCCATGGATACCTTCACCGACCATTTGTTTTATGCACACATGACCGAAGCCACCACGTCGGACAACAGCAATCGACTGTATCAAAGCAATACCATCTCTCGACCAGTGTGGGCATATACCTACAGCAAGAGCTGGCAAATATCCCCTTGATCATAAATATCCAGTGACGCCGTCGGCGTCTTATGCGGTCTAACCCGCCGCGTACCGGCTAGAACCCGGATGGGACTTCTATAGAGGAGAAAACAAATGGGACGTCCACTTAAAATCATGAAACTTGGCGCCGGAGCAGAAGGCGCAACAACAGGTAAAGACATCGGCTTCAACACAGTGAGTGAGCTCACTGCACCAGTGACCCCAGACGGTCTTGGTCAAGATCAGTTCTATGGCGTAGTGGGCGGTGACATCACCACCACTGGTACCGCAGAGCCCGGACCCAATGCCGACAACCCAGTGGTGTTGGTGCGCGTGTTCATTGCCGGCGAAAGCGAAGAAGATGGACTCATCATCCGCCAGAAAGGCAGCCGTCAGTATCTCGTGGAAGGCATCAGCTCGGGCGCTCAAGGCGTTTGCACGCTCAGCGACGAAGCTGACTCTTCACTCACCAGCGGCAACATGACCATCACAGTGTATCCTGGCGATTCCACTGCGGTACGCCTCAAAAAGCTCACCAACAAGTGGTGCTTGGACTGGAGTGACAACCGCTACTTTGTGAACTTCTTCCAGGGCGTGCAAGGCGAAACAGCAATCAAGTCTGGTGCATATCAGAACGGCACAACCGAACTGGCCAAGATCGAGTCCACAAACTCGTAATCATAAAACTTGGCTTTGAGCTATCCTCCCTGCTACATAATAGCAGGGAGGATTTTTTATGGTCGCGTTTGTGCTGGGCAACGGAATCAGCCGGCAGCAAGTTGCATTAGAACGCCTACAGGAACTGGGACCGGTATATGGCTGCAACGGCCTATATCGAGATCACACGCCCACGGTGTTGGTGGCCACAGATCAGCCCATAAGCCGTGTGATACAGGAATCCGGCTACAGCCAAAAGCACAAATTTTACACGCGGCGCCCTTTGCCCAACCTGGGCGCTCTTGAAGTCCCCAAACAGTATTTTGGCTACAGTTCTGGACCCATAGCCGCGGGCATCGCGGCCTTGGATGGCCACTTCAAGATCTACATGATTGGATTTGACATGGGACCCAATCATCATGGCAAGTTCAACAATGTCTATGCAGGTACCGACAACTACAAACCCGTGGGATCAACTCCCACCTACACCGGTAACTGGGCTCGACAAATAGTGCGAATCGCCGGGGATTTCCCGCATACCCGTTTTGTGCGAGTCTATGGAGACACCACGGCCACGGTACCAGAGCTGGAAAAGGTGCGAAACCTGGAGCGCCTTGATATGGCTGCTTTTTTGGAACGCATAAATAAGGCAAAGGATCTATAAATGCCCACAACCAAGCGAGTAGACGGCGATTACTCTATTGTGACCACCGTGAGCGGTGCGAATGTCTACAGCGGCAATATCTTGATGACCACGGACACCGTGAAAATCAACGGTAACCTGGACGTGGGTGGTAATGTTACCTACATCAACGTTACCGAGCTCAATATCCGCGACCCATTCATACTGCTCAACAGTAGTAACAGCAACACCTATGCCAGCAACTCAGGTATCTTGACTCATGAAAGCAATACTCTATTTGCTGGTCTGCGTTATAACAGCACATCTCAGCAGTGGCAGATCACCGATGATACCAGCATCAGCGGCAACACTGGCACATGGGCCACTCTCACTGCCGGCGGAAGTCTTGCTGGCGGCAATCGGCAGATACAGTTTAACGATGGCAACGTGTTTGGCGCCAGCGCGAATCTAACGTTTGACAAAGCCACCAACGATTTCGCGCTGCAAGGACAAATGGTCTGGGGCAACGTTGGTACCAGCCCCAGTGCGGTCAGTAACAGCGTGGTCATGTATCACAACACCGTGGGCGAAGGTGACACTGGTGTATATGTCAAAGATGTCAACACTGATCAAGAACTAATTACCAAACGCAAGGCTGTGTTTTACAGCCTCATACTGTAAGGAACACGCATGGCCATACTCAATACATTTTTGTCAACCACAAACTCTACCACGGTGTTTACAGCCAATGCCGAGTGTGCTGTGACTGTGGTATACCTCTGTAACCACAGCGGTGGCGATGCTTCGGTCAACGTTTACTGCATCAGCGACGATGGCAGTACTGGTGCCAGCACTGACAACATCATCTACAGTGATCTCAGCATTACTAGCAACGATACCTATGTGATCAGCACAGAAAAATTGGTGTTAGACATTGGAGACTACCTGCAAGTAGAAGCCAACGTGGCCAATGCTGTCACAGTCACAGTGAGCACAATGTCGATCTAACATGGGCAACTGGACCAAAAATCGCCTGTTGGAATCTGGATCAACATCGGTAGTGATGCCTGCAGGGTCAGCCGCACAACGTCCGCTGGCACCCATATTTGGTCAGATGCGCTACAACACTGACCTTGGCAAACTAGAGTTCTACAATGGCAGCATCTGGCGGCCCTTGAGCGCAGCCACTGATGTGGGCTACATCGTTGATTCCTTTACCGGCGATGGCAGCACAACCGTGTTTACCATGAGCGAAGAAGAAAGCGCCGAGACACAGATCATCGTGTTTGTGGGCAGCATCTATCAGGATCCTGACACAGCCTACACCGTGAATGGTGGCTTTGACATCACGTTTACATCAGCGCCACCCGACGGTGAGCCTATATCAGTCATCCACTCGTTCCTGAGTCCCTTGCCCTAATGGAGATTCTCGATGGCCATCAATAGAATCTCGGGCAACATACTGCAAGACAACCTGGTGCGCGGCAGCAATCTAGCCGTGCAGGCCAACCTAACCTACTGGGACGTCACAAATCTGCGCGTGGGCATCAAGACCACGGCACCCACCACGGATTTTGAAGTCAACGGCAACATCCGGTCGGGCAACGTCACCATATACAAGACCGGCAACGTGGACGTGGGCAACGTCAACATCAACAATCTTGCCGAGCCCGTGGCCAACAGCGATGCTGCCACCAAGTTTTATACCGACACTGAAGTGGCCAACGTGCTGGCCTTGTTTGGCAATCTATATGTCAGCAATACCACAATAACCAGTAACATAGCCAATGCCAACATCACGCTGTTGCCCACCAACAATCAAACCGTGATCATTGACACAAGTTCTGGTTTGGTCATGCCCCAGGGCAACATAGCACAACGTCCCAATCCCGCTGCCACCGCCACCCTGCGCTGGAACACCGAATATCAGCGCCTGGAGATATATGATGGCACAGAGTGGGACAGCGTGGTCAGTGATGTCACGAATCAAACCATCACTCCCGACGGTGTGGCCAACACTTTCACGCTGGACCGGGACAGCACTACCCCGGCTACTTTGGTGAGTCTTAACGGTGTTGTGCAGTTGCCCAACGTGGCCTATGCGGTTACAGGCAACAGCCTGCAGTTTACAGAAACCCCCTTGACCACAGATATCATCGACGTCCGATTCCTGTAACGCGATCCTGGGTCTGCGCTTTAGAATAAATACTCCAGGAAACAGGAGAACAGGATGGCGGTTACCCGCATCAAAAACAATCAGATCACTGATCTGACCGTCAATGCTGCCGCGAAACTGCAAGATTATTCAGTAACATCGGGTAAAATCGCCAATGATCTAGTCTATGGTAGTAACCTGACAGTTACCGGCAATCTGACGGTGCAGGGTAATGTCACCACGATCGAAACTCACGATCTCGTGGTGGAAGATCCCCTGATCCTCCTGGCCAAAGATCAGACCGGTACACCCAGTCTTGACATTGGTTACATTGGTGAGCGCGGCAATCTCATAAACATTGCCTGGATCTGGAACGAAAGCGCCAACGAATTTGCCGGCGTTTTTACCAACGATTATAACACCAACACCACTGTAACCATCAACAGTTACGCCAACCTCCATGTGTTGGATGTCACAGCCAACAACGCCAACATCACCGGTAACATCACGTTCAGCGGCAACATCGTTGGCAACTTTGCTGTGACCGGAAACGTCAGTGCTGGCAACTTTGTCACCTCAGGCAACGTTGATGCCGGCAATGTCAACAGCACCAATCATCTCACCAGCAACACAGCCAATATCCTAGGCGATGTCTACATTGGCGGCAACATTTCAGCGCCCAACAGCAACCTGGCATTCTTGCAGGGTATCTTTTATGGTGATGACCCCACAGGCAACAATGCCATCTATGCTGGTGTCACGGGATTCACACAACTGGGCACCAATGTGGTGGCTCAGTTTGCTGGCAATGTCAACAGTTACAGCCAGATCAATTTTGAAAACATCAATTCCGGCAACGCGGCCAGCACTGACTACGTGGCCACTGCTGACAACGGCGATGACACCACCTACTATATCAACATGGGTATCGCCAGCAGCACCCATGTGGGCAACCACGATGCTTGGTTTGCTGATGACAATACCTTCAATGCCGGCTATGTTTATGTGGTGGGCAATGGTAACAGCACTGGTGAAGGTGTAGGCAGTAACCTCTATCTTGGCAGCACTGATGGTGTGGTCAAGGTATTCGTGGGCAACACCAGCGTCAACAATGTCGTGGCCACATTTAGTCTTACGGGCATCAACATGCCCGGCAATCTCACGGCCGGCAATGTTGCCATCAACTCTGCGTTTACCAGCGACTCGGTCACGGCCAACACGCTGAGCAGCAACGGCAATATTTGGGCCGTGGGCAACATCCAGGGCGGCAATATCATAGCAAATGGCACCCTGTATGGCAATCATTTGGACATCACTGGCGATGCTTTGATTGGTGGTAATTTAGTGGTGCAGGGCAATATCTCCTACATCAACATCGATGATCTGCGTGTAGAAGATCCCATAATCATGCTGGGCACCGGGGCCAACGGCAATGCACTAGTGGTCAACGACGGCAAGGATCGCGGCACAGAACTGGTGTATTTTGACACTGCGGGCAACGTGCAACAAAGCGCGTTCCAGGGCTGGATCAACAGCAGCGGCAACATGGTGGCTGCTGCCAATGTCACTGTGGCCAATGACGTAGTGACCATCAATGAATATGGAACCTTTGAAGCCGGCAATCTCTACATACAATCTTTATATGTACAGACCACGGCCAACATTGTTGGCAACCTTGATGCCGGCAACGCCAACACCAATATTTTGACCGCGGTTACCATCACCGCATCAGGCAATATCACTGCCGCCAACATCACCAGCAATAATCACATCAGCACTGTGAGCCTGACAGCATCAGGCAACGTCGTAGCCAACAACATCACCAGCAACAATGTGATATCAACTGCTTCGCTGACTGCCACTGGCAATGTCACTGGCAACAACCTCATCAGCAACAATGATGTCAGCACAGTATCTGTCACAGCCTCGGGAAACATATCTGCCAACAATGCCATTATTGGCAACAACGTTGGTAGCAACACCATCACGGCCAATGCCATAACAGCCAACGGTACCATCACCGCCAATGCTGTGGTGGCCAACTTGTCCGGTAATATTGGTAACATTCGCATTTCTGGTGACGACATCACCGGTGTCAACGGCATTGTTACATTCAATGCCGCAGAACTAGATGTAGATTTCCGCTTTTCGGGCAACAATCAAGGCAACCTACTGTATCTTGATGCTGGTGGCGACACAGTTAACATAGGTACAGGCACGCCCACCACAGGTGCCAGCCTCAAGATTGGTACCACTGACAGCATCTTGATTCCTGTGGGCAACACTGCACAGCGACCGGCCACACCAGTGCAGGGCATGCTGCGTTTCAATACTACCCTGAACGACATGGAGTTCTATGACAACGATTCATGGAACGGCACCAAAGAAGATTTGACCGTCATTGTTGATAACTCATTCACGGGCGACAACAGCACTGTAGTCTACACTCTGACACAGGACAGCACCACAGCCAGCAGCATCGTTAGCATCAACGGTATCGTGCAGTTGCCCACCACAGCCTATGCCATCAGTGGCAATGTTTTGACCTTTACTGAACCGCCTGCCGACGGTGATCAGATTGACGTGCGCATCCTGTCCACTACCACTGAAGTAGTGAGAATACAAAATACCCCGGGCAACGCGATAATCGCAGTAGACGAAGCCATCAGCGAAGCCACGATCACAGCCAATACAACTTACTTTACAGGGCAGATCCTGCCCACAGGCAACGCTGTGGCAAATATTGGCAGCGCCAGCAATCTCTTCAATCGTGTGTGGGCAGTGTCAACATCTGCGGTCTACAGTGACCTTGCAGAGATGTATGTAGCAGATGCACACTATACACCAGGCACGGTGTTGAGTTTTGGAGGTAACCAGGAAGTAACCATCAGCAGCGTGGACAGCGACGCACGAGTTGCGGGCGTGGTGTCAACAAACCCCAGTTATCTTATGAACAGCAATCAAATCGGTAAACATGTAGTGGCATTGGCCTTGACTGGTCGAGTGCCCACAAGGGTAACTGGCAGCACACGCAAAGGAGACATGATGGTCAGCAACGGCGATGGCACTGCCCGCAGTGAATCCGCGCCGCAGATTGGCACGGTCATAGGCAAAGCCCTAGACGACTTTGACGGCAACGTTGGAGTCATTGAAATTGTAGTGGGACGAATCTAACATGGGTCTTACTAAAATCCGCGCGGCGCAGATATCCGATATCGATTACAAGCAAAGCGCACGAGTATTAACCGACACAAATATCACGCTCTCTGGCGGTGCGCCCCTGGTCGTGGACGGTGTCACGCTGCTGGATATTGACCGGGTATTGGTAAAAGGTCAAACCAACGCTGCGCAGAACGGTATCTACCGTGTGCTGATTCCCGGCACTGGCAGCGACGGTACCTGGATCCGCAGCAGCGATGCCAACGAGACCGGAGAAATTGAAGCCGGCATGATCATCATGGTCACGGAAGGCACTGTGTACAAAGATACACAGTGGAAACTGGTGACCAATGACCCCATCGTAGTTGGCACCACACCTCTGGTGTTTGAACAGAACTCTGCGTTTGCGTTTGGTAACATCTATGCCAACGGTACTGCCATTCTGGCCAACACTGTGGGCGATACCATCACCGTAACACCCAGCAACAATGTCAGCATGGTAGGCAACGCCAGCACCAAAACTCTGGTGATTGGTGCGGTGGCGTCGGGCAGCAACGCCGAGATACAATACAATCAGAACGGAAACTTTGCAGCCAATGCCGGACTGACATTTAGCCCGGTTAGTGGCCTGTTGGTCAATGCCAACATCACTACCACGCAATATTTCCTGGGCGACGGAAGCCAGCTCACCAATATCGCAGCAGCAGCAGGATCGCGCATCAGTTCTGGCAACAGCAACATTGCCATCGCGTCCACCAATGGTATAGGCAATGTCAGCATTTCGGGTGTGCAGAACGTGGTATTTTTTACCACAGATGGCATCAGCACCACGGGAAACTACTACGCCAACACTGG